CGTTTCGTAAATTTGTTTGTATATCTCTGTCTACATCTACGGTTGCTTGTTCTACTGTAAAGGTGTTGCCCTCTTGTATAATTGCATCACATAAGTGATCATTAAACTCTCCTTCCCAGTAGTAGTAAGGAGTTTTTTCTACTGATTTCATATTTTAACTCGGTTTAGTTGGAAAAGTTACATCATCTACCGAAGATGCGCTTGAATTATTTGCAGGTAAGTCTCTTAAAGTTTGTCTATAAGTAGCCCACTCTGCTTTTTTACTGTCTGATAAAGGACTATCTGCTGATTGAGTCCAATCTGACTCTGTGAGTAAAGAACTTCTTAAGTCCCGAACTATTTGTAAAACATTGTCTGTTCTTTTTACTGCCACTCCGTCTGTTATTACATATTCATGAGCAGAGTATAAACCTTCTAGTATACTTTCTCCAGATTGTAAGCCAACTTGATTTTGTGGCGTATCTGTGGTTGTATTATATAAGATCTCTCCATTAGATGTTTTGTATATTGTAAATTTATTCATTATCGTGTATTATCCATCATTACGTTTAAAGACAGTTGAGTATGATTATAGCTACCAGAAAAATAAACTCTCCAGTATACTGTTGATTGTGAAGTAGACAAAGTTGATATTTGCCCAGTATAAACATAAGTATACCCCCTATAAGTTCCTGCGTTCCAGTAAATATTTGTATTTCCGTTTGCATTAGTCCAACTAGAATTATTTAAAGAATATTGAACTACGCCACCACTTACATTACCTAATACTCCTGAAAAAATTGCTACATAACCTGCATCATTTCTAATATTTGTAAGAGTTACTGGTACAAATGAGGCATTGCTACCTGTATATGTTCCTGATCTTTGAACATATGCTGAACCCTCTCTACCTAAATCAAATTTAGCTTCTGAAGATAAATGACTAACAATTTGAGTACTTACATTAGCAAAGTTTTTAACTTGCAAAGTATCAACATTAATACGGTCGCCAGTAATACTTCCACTTACTACCATGTCTCCATCAATAAATGACGTTACTTGTGACCAACCACTACTATACCTATAGGCTTTCGGAGTGCCTCCGCTAACAACAACGATTGCAACATCACCATTAATTGGATTACGTCCTGCAACTGCATTAAATTCTGAATCAGTTGGAGCATTATTATCTCCTAGCGGTAAATAATGTATTGCAGACATAACTGCATTAGAACCTGCAGGTCCTGTTGGTCCTGTTGCACCTCCTGGGCCTGTTGGTCCTGTTGGTCCTCCTGGGCCTGTTGGTCCAGTTCCTCCCGTTGGTCCTGTTCCTCCTGTCGGTCCTGTTGGTCCTGTTCCTCCTGGGGTTCCATTTGAGCCGTCTGAGCCGTCTGAGCCATTTGAGCCATTTGAGCCATTTGAGCCTGCTGGTCCTGTCGGTCCTATTAAACTTAATGTTCCCCCTACGGTTACTGTACCTCCTGCTGCATATTTTAAAAAGTTTGTTCCATCTCCTAAATAGAAGTTACCTGATGTATCTAAGTAAAATCCATCTGTTGTATCACTAAAGCTATCCTTATTCGGAGTTTTAAATACACCTGTTCCACCAGTCGCACCAAGTGTTAATGCACTTGATACACTTAAATTATTTGTAAAGTTTGTGTTTGATGTAATTTTATCTGCACTTAGTGTGCCATCTACAATGACTGAGCCATCAAAGAATTCAACTACTAAAGAACTGAAGTCTGCTGCATCTGCCTCTGTATTTGAAGTTGTAGCGCTGCCATTGTATACTCTTGTTCCTGTTTTTTGAAGAGAGGCATCTATGATTGTTACTCTATCATTTGGTCGTATTGTACTATCGCTAGCTGCTGCTATAACAAGAGCTGCTACTGCATTTGCATTTGCATCGGTAAGTGTTCCTACCCAACTTGTTACATTTGCTTCACTTAAACCACTTGTAGCAGCTTCTTCAAAAGAAAATACTCCGCCATCACGAACACCCGCAGGTCCTGGTGCTCCATCTGCGCCTGCTCCTGCGGAAATAACTGCGATTGGTATATTTGAAATATAGTTTACTCCGTCTTCAGTAACAGTTACTCGACATACTTTTGGGCTAGAACTAGAACTAAATGTACTTGCATCTATTGTTGCTTGAGTACCACTTATACTTGTGGCACCTGTTGTAAATTGTACATCACTTTGACTGTTTCCATTCGATTCTAGTAGTGCTATTGTGGGAGTTGCTGATAAATTTTGTAGTGTTACATCAACTAGTTGATCTTGAGCAGTACCAGAAGGAGTAAGAGCTCCACTTCCATCAAATTTTACAATCATACTTGTTATGTTTAATTGTACTAATGGTGAAAGAACTAATGATTTGCCTTGTACGCCTCCTGTAGCGCTTGTTGGATGAAAAGCTGAATGTAGTATCGTTGATTCTCGCATTCTTTTAGAAACTCTTCGAACTCGTACCCAATAATATCTGGTTGCTGCAGTAGAAAGTAAATGAGGGTATACTTCTGCATTATCTTCTACTACAATTAATTCTGCATTGGCTCTATTATTATCGGTGGATGCCCATACTTCTATATCATCACTTGCATCAATAAAGTTTGTAGGATTACTCCAAGATAAAATAACTGTTCCTGGTTTATTTGTAGTTGCTGACAAAGAAGAAAGGGCTGAGGGCGCTGATAAAAGTGCTCCTTGTGTTGCAGCTTCTTGTCTTAGTTCCAAAGCTCTGGCGGCATCAATTACATATATGCTATCATCATATTCGGTTGCTTTTACAGTTACCGTACAATCTGGATTAAAATTTAAGTTATTAATCCTAAATAATTTACTTGAAAAACTAAATGGTGTGTATGAAAGAGCAATAACTTGTCCTGCTTTTAATAAAAGTCCTTTTGGTCCAATTTTAAAATTTATCTCTCTTGTAAATCGACTTTTTACTAGTGCTAGTTTTGTATTCATTCTTCCAGCATAGTAGTTTGTTATGCCAGTATATGATAAGTTTCCACTTTTTACAACTTTTCTATCTGCTTCTAAGAACTCTTTATTAAAAAATGATACACTTCGTGAAGAAAAACCTGTAGCAGGATCAGGAATACTTGCTTTAATAGTATTTTTAGCATTTCTTGCTGAATTATCATTTAAAGTTAGTGAACCAATTATATCACTATTATCAATATATTCTGGATTTATATTCCAATCGTAATTTACTGAATTAAAAGTTTTATTTTCAACAGGAGTTGTAGCGCCTGTTTCTATATCTAAAACGTATTTGCCTGCCTCATAAGAAAGTAATCCATTCATATGAGATAAAAATGCATTCATATTTTCAAAGATTGATTTTGAAGTATCTATAATAAAGTTTGTTTGATGTCTAGTTACAAAACATTGTTTGTGATGCTCCCACCCCATATATCTCCAGTATTTAATAAAATCGGAGTCATAAAGTGAATATTCAGGTAAAAAATCAGTTGTATTTCCTGAAGTTAAACTTAGAGCAATATTAGTAGGTCCTGAGCCTGATTCTTTTGTGAGAGTTATCATACCCCCACCAATAGCTGTGGAGCCAGCAGTAGTTCCACTAGCATGTACAGGCTTTGCAGTTAAGTACCCTGCTCCAGATTTTTGAAATAATTTAGTGTCTGCAATAATATATTCATCATCTGCATAGTTAATATGATTCCCATATAGTCTTACAAATTTACCAGATATATTATCAAATGTAACTGTTTTTCCTGTTGTATCTACTGATTTGATTCTGGCAGAGCCGAGATGAGTTCCACTGCTTCCATTGCCATCTGTTAATTTATAATAGTCTCCTACAGCTATATTATCTGTAGTTGCTACTCCATATGTTACTGTTCCTCTATCTTCGCATAATTTTGCTGATGCTATAAAGGAAGCTAAATCTATATCTTTATCTCTGTCTAATCCTTTTCCATACCGTTTGTCTCGCATGAAATCAAGTAGTTGTAATGTTGGGTTTATAGAGGCTCTAAGATCTCCTTGTACTCCGGATATATCAAATTTTACTTGCCCTGCATCATAAAAATCTTCTCGTAGTAATTTAAACGGAGATTCAATTTCTATTCTTTTTTCAAGTTGAGTATAACTTGTAATTCTTCTTTCTTCTTCCCCAGCTGGAGTTTTTAAAGTTATTGTTGCTCCTGTAAAATCTGAATTTGAATTATAGCCATCAAAAGGTTGTCCTGATCCTCCCATATAAAAGTTTCTATTTTTGTATATTTGTACTGAAGTTATATTTGTTATACTACTAACATCACCGTTGAATTTTAATCCTTTAAGTGTTAAGTCATCTCCGCTCCAAGTTCCAACAAAACTATTGTTTTGATTTTCTGCTAAATGATTTAGTTGTGTACAGTTATTAATAAGTATACTATAAGTTGCAAGCCCTGGTTTATTAGCAATTTCATCTGTATACCCTGCTTTTAATAAATCGGAAGATTTAGTGGGCGGACTTGCTGTTGCATCTGTAACATTACTCATAGTAAATACAAGTTCATCGCTTCCATTTTTTGCAACGGAAGCAGGGGCTTGAGCATAAAGTCCAAAAGACTTATTTGTTAAATTTCTGTGATTAAATGTTCTCATGTGCCAATAATTAGTAGCACCATCTTGTTTTAATCTTAAATATGTTTTTGTTGGTAATCCGTCAACTGCATCTAAGTCAGGAGTTTGATCAAGTAGTAATCTATAATGAGTACTTCCATCATTATTTGTTAGTATATATTTGTGTAGTATTCTAAAGCTGGAATCTGAAGAGTTTCCTTCTACAGTTGTATTTTCCCAAGTACTCCCATTTGCGCTTCTTTGAACAGTTACATTATCGCCTTCTTTAAAATTTGTATGTGCATCACTAGCCCCAAGTACGCTATCAGGTACATATGAATTATCAAAATTAAAACATTCAATAACTCTTCCACGTACGACATATTCCATTTCTGGTAATTCTGTTTGGTCTGCGGAAATTACAAAAGCATTTGCACAGTATGCGGTGTCTAATAGTCTATGGTCAG